CACTTGAAGACCTTGTTGAAAAAATGATGTTGGTAAGAGATCAAGTGGCCAAAGCAGTCGCTGATAAAGTTCAAGATTGGGCTAAAGGAGCTTCCATCGACCAAATCAACAAAGTTTTGGCAATGATCAAATCAGGCGCCAAGTTAAAGCCAGAAGGTCCACAGTCAGCATCAATTGAAGAGGATGCCATCACAGAAGAACAGTTTGAACAACTTGCAGAAAAAAAAGATGCATGTTATTACAAAGTAAAATCAAGATATAAAGTATGGCCATCAGCCTATGCCTCTGGTGCTCTTGTTCAGTGCCGTAAAGTAGGCGCAAAGAACTGGGGCAACAAGAGCAAAAAATGAACCTAGCAGAATTTATATTTGAACTTGACGAAGGAACACGTTGTTGGAAAGGTTATGAAAGAAAAGGTTTCAAAACAATGTTTGGCAAACGTGTACCCAACTGTGTCAAACGTGAAGACAGATATCTTGTTGTAGACAAATTCAATCAGCCTGTCAAACTGTTTGACAATGAACAGGAGGCAGTTGCTTATTTCAAAGAAAATTATCATTTACTAAATTCTTGCGATGTACATGACTTAGAAGAATCTCATCATGCAGGACTGAGAGCATGGTTTGGCAAAGGCAAAAAAGGTGGTGCAGGCGGAGGTGGTTGGGATCGCTACAACACCAAAGGTGAAAGAATTGGCAAGTGCGGAGACAGGAAAGCCAGTGAAGGCAAACCCAAATGTTTGTCTAAGGCAAGAGCGGCGGCACTAAGACGTAAAGGTGGCAAGGCAGCCATAGCGGCAGCTGTGAGAAGAAAACGTAGAAAAGATAAAAATCCTGAACGCAGAGGCAAAGCAATCAACGTATCAAACAAACCAAGAAAAAAGAAAAAATGAGTGAGATAGTTTATAAAATTATCAAAGACATCCTTACTGATGATGTGGAAAAAATCAAGCCTGAAGCAAAATTAATTGATGATCTTGGAGCTGACAGTCTCACAGCAGTTGAGATTGTAATGGAAATTGAAAAGGAATTAGGTGTAGATATAGATGACAGTGAAGTAGAAAAAATAGTCACTGTGCAAGATATAATAAATATTGTTGAGGCAAAAAAATGAACTTTGACGAAGTAAAATATCAAATATTGAATCCTATGCCTGGGGATGTTTTGACTTTTGAATTTGGTGATGCACTTGCAATCGACACGCCTATTATAGAAGTGATTGATGATAACATATTAGTTTACACTGATGAGATCGCAGGAAAATTAATTAACACTTTAGAAGCAGAGTACAGAGGAAGAAAAGTCAAATTAAACAAGCCTATGCGAGGTGATGTTGCTAAATTTAAAGTTTATGTAAAAGATCCTAAAACAGGCAATATTAAAAAAGTTAATTTTGGCCATGGCGGCACTAGTGCTAAAAAACGCGGCGAAAAAACAATGAAAATAAGAAAATCAAATCCAGCAAGACGTAGATCCTTCCGTGCGAGACACAATTGTGATAATCCAGGCCCTAAGACCAAAGCAAGATATTGGTCATGTAGGAACTGGTAAGTGGCTTATTTAAATCATAACATTCCACCATTTAGTGCTTATATCCGAGACGAATATCTCTACAATCATACAAAAGGACATGGTGACTTTACATTTTGTGATGTACATACCACAAACTGTATGGAGCGTAGAGCAATATTGTTTGAATGCCTACTACCAAATGGAGTAAATTGGACCAGACGACCTATCAATTCATTTGTGTGGAAAAAAGATGCACCTAAACATCCATTGAATATTCATATGTATTGGGACTGTTTTAGTTCATATGTTAGTGTTCAGCGAAGAAATAGGCTAGCAAACTGTCGGGCGGAACTTGTCGACTGGCATGGTACAAAGAGAAAAGGAACCTACATGTTTACTATTGATTTTGGATGGGAAGATAAAGCATCAATGTTGGATACAAACTTTTCTGAAGATCCAGAACATAAGTGTGCTCATATGTTTAGGATGGATGAAGGAACATTTTTTGCTTATCCAAACAATAGAACCATTTGGTATGATGATGCATTTATGGAAGAAAGACTAACTAAAAATCCAGGGTACCTAATTGATCAAAACTTTTACACAGTCGAAAACACAAGAGAAGATACTATAACAGATGATTCTTATTTTACACAATGGGAACAAGACAAACCAGAACAATTTAATGTTGATGATTCTGATGGACATGAAATAGGCCCAGTGCATGTTAAAAGTCCATCTGTCGTGAATGGAGAAGAAAATGAAACTGATTGAACTTGGAATAGATATAAAAAATCAACTTAAGGATCCACAATCGCCTGGATCACGCGGCGTTGCACTTAGCAAAAATGATCCACCGAAAAGATATTTCGACTACATTGTAAGATTTCCAAAAAAAACTAATAGACAAAAGTAATATTTTGCTTTACAATAAGCGGCAAGGAGCAATCTTATGAAAACACTTAACACAGACGAACAAGCAAAAGTAAAACATGTTATTGAAAGTGGCATAAAAGTTAAACAAGAAGTAAAAGATCTATCAGAAGGTTTACGTGATACAGTAAAAGCCGTGGCTGAAGAACTTGAAATCAAACCAGCACTGCTTACCAAGGCAATATCTGTCGCGTTTCGAGAGTCCTTAGACGCTGAAAAACAGGACATTGAGGAGTTAGAAGAATTATTAGCAATTGCTAAAATAAGTTAATGCACTTTCTAATCTGTGGTGATAGTTTTTCAGCCGATACAAAAGGCTGGCCAGGTAAACTTGGCGCTACCATAACTAATCGCTCACAGAGAGGAATAGGGGAGTATAAAATTTTTCAGCAAGTATATGAAGTTGAACAATTTGATAAAATAATTATTTGTCACACTTCACCATGGCGTATCCATACTCCATATCATCCCATACATTATGATAATCCTGATCGACCTGACAACGATTTCATTTTAGCTGATCTTAATCACCACAAAAATAAATCCACTGATATTGCAGAAGTATATTCGTATATAAAAAAGTTTACTGATTGGAAATACGTTAAATTTTTGTATGATACATTTGTGGAAAAAATGCTTTCGATTCCTAACAGCATCCATATTACTTTCCATGATCCTGAAGATACATCCGCTATTAAACAAAACTATTATGATGTTTGGAAAAAATATCCAGGGGACATCAACCATCTAGACACAACTGGAAATGAAATAATTGCTAAACGTATTGAATCTATGTTATAATAAATTATGAGCTATGTAGACGCACTGTTTGATCGTGATACAGATAAAATTTCTGTAGTAGAAAGAGTTGAAGGACAAAGAAAATACATCGAATATCCTGCTCGATATGTAGCGTACTATGATGATCCAAAAGGAAAATTTAAATCTGTTTATGGGACTCCAGTATCACGCATCGCAACCAAATCTGGAAAAGAGTTCAAGCGAGAAGTTCACATGCAGTCAGGAAAAAAACTGTATGAATCAGATATCAATCCTATTTTTAGATGTTTAGAAGAAAATTATTTGAACAAAGATGCTCCGGAACTACAAGTAGCATTTTTTGACATTGAGGTTGATTTTGATCCAAACAAAGGTTATGCCAAACCTGCTGATGCTTGGGCGCCAATTATTTCAATAACTGTATATCTGCAGTGGTCAGATCAGTTGATATCGCTGGCTATTCCTCCTAAAGACTTTCCAAATCCAGAAATCATTGAAAAAGAATTTGAAAATACTATGCTGTGTGAATCAGAAGCAGACATGCTGGACAAGTTTATTACACTAATCGAAGACGCTGATGTGTTGAGTGGTTGGAACAGTGAAGGATTTGATATCCCATACACAGTCAACAGGATACAAAAAGTAATGTCAAAGGATGACACAAGACGCTTATGCTTATGGAACACATATCCACGCAAAAGATTGTTTGAAAGATTTGGCAATGAAGAAATAACATATGATATAATTGGCAGAGTACATTTGGATTATATGCAGTTGTATAGAAAATACACTTATGAGGAAAGACACTCATACGCATTGGATTTCATTTCAAAGATGGAATTGGGAGAACAAAAAACTCCATATGAAGGTACATTAGATCAATTGTATAATAAAGACTTTATTAAATTTATAGAATACAATAGACAAGACGTGGCTCTGTTGGGTAGATTAGATGAAAAGCTAAAGTTCATAGCACTATCAAATGAATTGGCACATCAAAATACTGTATTGATACAAACAACAATGGGTGCTGTGGCAGTTACAGAACAAGGCATCATCAACGAAGCACACAGGCGTGGCATGGTGGTTCCTGATAGAGTAAGAAGGGAGCCAGGATCAGATCCCGCGGCAGGCGCCTATGTGGCATATCCTAAAAAAGGACTTCAAGATTGGATCGGATCAATTGATATCAATTCACTGTATCCATCAGTAATTAGAGCACTTAACATGGCTCCAGAAACTATTGTTGGCCAACTTCGTCAGACACTTACAGAAGAAGAAATAGAACGCAGGATG